GTTCTGTTTGATATCTTTTTCTGGAATGCAGAAGAGATCCCACATGAATATCTGCAGGAGGCCATTGACAAAGCGTTTGAATTTATTGACTGCGGAATCAGTGGTGAGGGGAAAAACAAAGCCCGGTTGATGGACTGGGATAAGGATTCTCCCCTAATTGCTTCTGCAATCAATAAAAACATGGGAAAAGATATCCGGTCTGTGAAGTACATGCACTGGTGGACGTTCATGGGTGCATACATGGAAATCTCAGAAGGGCTTTTCCATGAGATTCTTCAGATCCGCCAGAAGAAAATGAACGGCAAGAAGCTAGAAAAATGGGAACTGGAATTTTACCAGAAGAATAAAAAGCTGATAGATCTCCAGGGTGAGACAAAGAAAAGGTCAGCTGAGGAAGAGGCAGCTCTTAAGGAACTGTTTGGATTGAAGAGGTGAGAATATGGCAGACGGAACAATTACTCTCGAAACAAAGGCAGATGAAAAAGGTGTAAAGGTCGGAATGAAGGGAATAGAGGCTTCTGTCAAGCGCATGTCTTCCTCTGTGGAAGGTCTTGGGGAAAAGGCTAAAATCGCTCTGCAGAAGCAGCTGGATTCCCTTTCCAAACTGAATAACCAGTATGGGCAGCAGGAGCAGAAAGTGGAGGCTCTGAGAAAGAGGCTGAAGGAACTTTCTGATCAGAAAATTGAGACTGAGGAATACAAGCGCCTCGGGGCTGAAATCAAAAAGCTGGATAATGAGTTTGAAAAGGTGGAACAGAAACAAAGGGAATGGCTGGATATGGGATTCCCGGCAGACTCCATGAAGAATCTGGTAGACCAGCTGGATGAAATCTGGAATAAGATGGACAAGCTCCAGAAGAAGCAGGCTGAAATGAAAAGTTCTGGTACTGCCTACATGGATCCGCGCAGTCTTTCTGAATATCAGAGCACGGCTTCCAGGCTTACTGTGGAAGAAATGCGCCTGGATGATATGAACAACCGTTTAAATACTTCTTTTGCCACTACAGAAATGAAATTAAAGGAATGCGGCGAAGAGACTGCCAGATCGTCCTCTAAATTCAGTGGACTTGCAGAATCAGCCCGGCGTTTTGCTGAAAAGTTAAAGCAATCCGGAATCACCGGCATGAAGCAAAAACTCCATGAACTTTGGCAGGCCCTTGATAAGCTGATGTCAAAATTCATGCAGCTTGCATCCGGAGCAATCGTTGGCGGTCTGCAGAAGATCTCCAGCGGTATCTTTGGCATTCATAAATCAGCAAACAAGAGCACTTTGTCCCTTAAGAAGCTGATGAAATATGCATTTGGGATCCGCACCCTGTTTGCATTATTCAATAAGATTAGAAGTGCAGCTACGGAGGGAATACAGAACCTTGCACAGCACGATCTGCTTACCAATACAGGGAAAGTAAATCAGAGTCTGTCAGAACTGCAGTCGGCGCTTACCCAGCTGAAAAACAGTTTTGCCACAGCTTTTGCACCAATTCTTACAACGGTGTCGCCTATCCTGGTAAGTTTCATCAATCTCATATCTCAGGCAGTAACACGCGTAGGAATGCTGATCGCGGCACTTACCGGGCAGAAAACTTTTGTCAAAGCAATTGCAGTCCAGGAGAATTATGCAGTCAGTCTGGATAAGACGGCAAATAGTGCTAAGAAAGCAGCTAAGGCATTACAAGGATATCTCAGCCCGATTGACGAAATCAACCGGTATGATGATGGAAAAGACAACAGCAATACCGGCTCCACAGGAAAATATACCGGTCCATCTCAAAAAGATATGTTCGAAGAGGTTCCAATCGAAAGTTCCCTGAAGGGGATTGCAGACAAGATTAAGGAACTGATCCAGAACGAAGACTGGGAAGGTCTTGGTGCGTATATTGCAGATGGAATCAATAAAGGTCTTCAGAAGATTTATAACGTCATTAACTGGGATAATGTTGGTCCTGAGGTTACCAGGTTTATTACTGCATTTACCACAACATTCAACAGCCTGGTGAATCACATTAACTGGGATCTGATGGGACGGACGCTTGGTGCAGGAGTCAACACCTTAGTAAATTCGTTGAACCTACTGATTGGAAATGGTGGCATTGACTTTAATAAAATTGGTTCCAGTATTGCGAAAGGACTTCACGGAGCTATCAGGGAGATTAACTGGACGTCCCTTGGAGAACTGCTTGGAAATAAATTCATGATTTCCTGGAGAATGTTATCCGGATTTGTGAACGAAATGTCCAGAAAGAATGATGCAGGCATAACCGGCTGGACAGAACTTGGAAAAGCTGTCGGCAAGGCTATGACAGGAACATTCAGTAAGATTAGTTTTACGGACATTGCAAAAGCACTGGTAGGTGTAATCAACGGGGCATTTGAAACCTTAGCTGGTTTTGACAATGAATTTGACTGGAAGAGCTTCCAGGAGAATCTGAAATCCGGCATCCAGACCATGGTCAATGACATTGACTGGAAAGGAAACGGAAAAGCCTTTGGTGACTTCCTTTCTCATCTGTGTGATTGCATCACCGCAGCCATTGATAACGGTACATTCCAGAAACTGGGAGAAGGAATTGGGGAGTTTCTTGCAGAACTGCCCTGGGAAAAATTGCTTGAAACTGCAGCAAGTGTATTGATAGACGGACTTGGCGGAGCTTTGGGCGGTCTTTGGAGAAGCAGTCTGGCAGGAAAGATAACAGCAGGCCTTATTGTTGCCTTTGGTGCTGTGAAAGTGGCACAGATAACCGGTCTTGATCATCTGGCAGCTTACTTGATCGGACGCCTGGCAACTAAGCTTATAAGCGCTGAGAATACAGCGGCGCTCATAGATGGCGTGGAGACGATACTGGGAAACGCTTTGAAAGGTGCAACTGGGGCTGCATCAGATTTTGCAGCTGCTCTTGGTCCATTGGTTGGAACTGCAGGTTTGATCATAGCCGTGGGAGGTGCAGCAACTGTTGCAACTTCTGAACTGGCAGGATTTGTGGAAACCATGCAGGGCGGTAATGGCATTGGCAGTACATTTGGCAATACCATGAATAATTTTATTCAGACCTTGCAGAACAGGGGAGACATTATTTCTGGATCTGCAGAGGAAATCTGGCAGTTGAAAGAAAGTCTGGAACAGGAAGGCATGACAGCCGAGGACAAGGCAAGTGCTACTCAGAAGTTGATTGATAAGCTTGGTGAGATGGGAGTTACATCTGACCAGGCGGAGCAGGCATTTTCCTTGTTGTATCAGCAGGGACTGATTACAGATGACATGCTTGATATTTTGTCTGAATCGATTAAGACTCTGGATAATAACACAACCAATATGGCAGGCTCCATTGAGTTTGGAAATGAGAAGATTGAGGAAGGCAGCCAGCTTTATAACGATATGAAAGTAGCTATCGGAAACATAACAAACCAGCTCCATCTTGGCGTTGATGCACAAGGGTCTCTGAATAATGCACTTGATAATACCACGGATGCGGGGGGCACGGCGCAGGAAGCATATAAAGCAATTATGGATACAGCAGAGCAGCTTGGAATTAACACGGAATCTGTTGCCAAAATATTTGCAGAGAGATTTCCAGATGCTGTCCGCGAGACCGAATCCAGCACGAAGACTTCTATGGATAACACCAAAAAATCTGTTGAAACTGGAATGGGTGCAGCTTCTGCAGCAATAGGTAACGCCATGTTTGGAATTAAGACGGATACAGAAAAAGCAATGTCAGAGACTGAGCGTTCTGTATCGGACCATACAGGGAATATCAGCACAGCAACGGTAACAAACTGGGGAAATTCAGCAGAAGAAGTAGATAAGAATCTCGATCAGATGAAGCAACACGCAAATTTAAAACTGGGAGAGATGCACAAAACGGTAGAAAGCCATTTTTCAAGTCAGTACAATACCATGACAAAAAAATGGGAACGTGCGCGAGATCGTATTGAACAGATTATTTCTGAAATGATCCGCAACATGAATATAAACCTTGAAGGACTTGCTGGAAATATGGAACCAGTTGGAACAAGAATAGGAAATAATCTGTTATCTGGGATTTCAAGCGGAATCAGAGGAATAACAGATACCCTGAATGATGTTATTAGAAAAGTAAACACTACGGTCGGCAATATCAACAACACCATAGGTAATATTGAGAGAGGTTTTACCTTCTCCTACAATGTACAGCTGCCAAATGGCGGTCGTAGATGGGGCAATTACAGCTTAAATTTGCCAAGGGTAAAAACAGTACCATACCTGGCAACAGGAGCCGTGATCCCGCCAAGAAGCGAGTTCCTGGCAGTACTGGGGGATCAGAAGAACGGTAGGAACCTGGAAGCTCCGGAAAGCTTAATCCGGCAGATCGTAAGGGAAGAAACTGGTGGTAAGCAGGGAAACAATACCTACAATGTTTCCGTGTCTGCTTCCGGAAGAAATCTCCTGGATATTGTACTGGAAGAAGGAGAACTGAGAAGAAATCGGAACGGAGGAAGAAATCCGTTTAAGCTTGATGATTAGGAGGTGCTTAGATGGCAGAAGAATGTTTTAAAATTGATGGAGTCGCAATTGCGGCTCCTGAAACTTATAAACCGGTGTTTTCCACAACAAGCACCAAAAGCACAAAGCGTGATCAGTCGCTGACCATGCATAATTCCGTTATGGGTACAATTAGCGGATATGACCTTGTGTGGGGAGAAATCGCAGCAATCTTGAATGTTCTCATTGATAAGAAGAGCTTCACATTCCATCACAAAGATCCCAGAATTCCGGGAAAATGGATTGACGCTGAATTTTATTGTTCCAATTACAACATGGATGCGCAGACCCTGGAAAAGAACAATGAAAAATGGACAGGCCTGTCAATCAACATAAGGAGGAAAAAGAAATTATGATCAATGTATCTGATCAGCTCCTGAAAGAGTCAAAAGAAAACCAGGATTATTATGTAACAGCAAATGTTACTCTTGCAGATGGGACAAACCTTCCGCTTAAAAAAGAAGACTTTTACCTGGATGGAAACGGAATCGTGGATTCAGCAGACAGCAGCAGTTTCCCTGTAGGTGTGGCAATTGAAAAGACAGCTACAATATCCCTGGTAAATGATGAGGGACAGTTTTCGGGATACAGTTTTAACAGGGCGGTATTTGCAATATACATGAATCTGGAATTATCAGATGGGAAAGTGGAGACCTTCAAAAGAGGGTCTTTTATTGTGTGCAAAAAGCCTGCTGTTGATGAGGAAATAAACCTTACACTGCTGGATTACATGAGTAAAACGGACAAAAGTTATGAAACCAATCTTACTTTTCCCTGTACTGCCGGGGAAGTCCTTCGTGACTGCTGTCAGGCATGTGGGATTTCCCTGGGAGATGCAGCGTTTACAAATGATGATTTCCGCGTCATGCAGAAGCCGACCAGTACGACATACAGGGCTGTGATCGGAATGGTGGCTGCTCTTGCTGGTGGTAATGCGCGGATTGATGAGAATGATCTTCTGAGGATTGTTACCTACCAGGCAGCACCTAAGGTAGTGGAGCTTGTGGAAACACCCTGGCTAGATACCCAGGGAAACAGTATCTGTGATACG